TGGACACCTTGGTCTGATTCGTGGGAGTATACATTGAGCGAAGAGCTTAAAGATATGATTGAAAGAACTGCCTGGACCTTCATTGAAGCGTTCATTGGTGCATTAACAGTTGCACCTTTAGTAGGTATAGATGCTGGAGCACTCCAGTTAGCTGCACTTGCAGGTGGTGGTGCTGCATTAGCAGTCATCAAGACATACGCAAAGAAACAAATATCTAAGTAACAGATAACCTATATAAAACTGTTTATACTATTAGAACAGGGAGGTTAAACTATTACACAAAAGAAAAAGACTCCTGAAGAGTGGGGTAATAACTTCTACAAATCAGGATGGCAACCAGGACTAGAACTAAATGAATCAACTGGGTTAGGTGAGATTACCCACGTTGGAACAGACCCTAACTATCGTAATAAATTTGATGATATATTACGTGGATGGGGATTTAATCCAGAGTTATATGAGATAGTAGATACAGTACGTGCATCCTCCTGGAATACCCAGCTTAAAGGTGGAACTGTTGAAACCTTTTATGCCTTTAAAGGTGTAGTAAAGAAGAAGAGACCTGGGCAAGATAAATACTTTAAAGAATTATTCAAACAAGCTAAGAAGAAACCACCAGCTAAACCTAAATATAATGGTGGAGATACAGCATTCCTTTGGTTGTGTAGTGATTGGCAATTAGGTAAGCAAGACCTGGGAGTTGAGAACACAATCAAAAGATATGACATTGCTTTACAAGATGGAGTAAATAGAATACATGAACTACGTAAAGCTGGTGTATTAATAGATGAGATATATATATTAGGACTCGGTGATTTAACAGAGAATTGTTATGGCTTCTATGATAGCCAAGCATTTAATATTGAACTCACATTGAAAGAACAGTACGCACTAGCAAGAGCTATGCTAATGAAAACAATAGATACCTTCTTACCTTTAGCTGATAAGCTAATACTTGCAGGTGTACCTGGTAACCATGGAGAAATGTCCAGGTCAGGTAAGGGTCAGGTTACTACTAACCGCCTGGATAATTCAGATACAATGCACCTGGAGATATGTGGTGAGATAATGGCAGCTAATCCTAAGAGATACAAGCAGGTTAAGGTAGATGTAGCTGATGGATTTCACCAGGTATTAAACATAAAAGGAATTAAGACTGGTCTAAGTCATGGACATATGTCATCAGGCAGTGGGAACGCAGAGAACAAGATTGAGAACTGGTGGAAGGGTCAGATGTATGGGTTCTTGCCCATGAATGATGTAAAACTTTTAATCACAGGTCATTACCATCACTTTAGAGCCAAGCAACAGGGAGATAGAACCTGGTTCCAATGTCCATCATTAGATAAGTCAATAGATTTTACTGCAAGGACTGGACTATGGTCCCATCCTGGAGTGCTTACTCTAACTGTAAATAAAAAAGGATGGGATAACTTAAAGGTTCTATAAAGAAACCCACCCTAGGGCAAAAGGGTGGGTTCTTTTTTGTTGTTATATTCTTGACATAACAACCTCCTAGCTTTGTGAGTAAAGTTATTACTCATTCATATTGCTAGGAACTTCTGCTCTCCTTCTGTCTAATGGTATTCTATGTCTTTTCGCATAGTCTTGGCAATCATAATGGTAATAATCATAGACTTCCCATTTAGTACCAAATCTTACTTCCCATGAACTATGAATATCTTTTTTGCACATCCTACATTTTCTCACGTATGCCATTACTTTTTCTGATATCCTAAATCAAATTCACCTATTGGAACTTTAAAATCTTTATCCCCATAAGCCTGGATTAAACTAATAACATATCCGAATATCTCATGGGCTGCGTTATCAGATATAGTATCTGAATTAGTAATCATAAGCATTAGATTACGTAGTATTCCATGGACCCTAGGGTTATTAACCTCCCACATCTTAGATGCCATTATGTTTTCTTCAATAAGCATGTCGTGTACCATACTGTATTACTCCTCTTCCTTTTCTCCTTCTTCTTTAGGCTTAGGTGTTAGTGTCATCTCAACGTTAGCCACGATTGCTAACAGCTGCACCTTACCTTCCTTGTTAGTTATAGATGATTCTTTAAATAAGTGATGACCATTCTCTGTTTTTCTAGTTAGTAACTCTTTTAATAAAGTTACTTCACTTGCTTCTGATACAGATAAACCACTCATTAAGAACCATCCATTAAGGACCAATCACCATCAGTATTAATCCAATCAAATATATTTTTCTTGGTAGCTTCACCGCTATTTAAAAATGTTTTAGCTTTAGCAGCTAACTCATCATTACCAGCATCAATAGCATCCTTTATCTTCTCTTCAAGTATGCCTATTTGTTTTTCTGAAGGTGCTTCACCTTCCCACTTACCGCTAGGTACATCAGTCATATCTTCTTCTCCTTCTTTTATTTCTTTTACTTCAACATCTCCATCAAAGACTTCAATCACTTCATTAATTACTTGTGAGTTAGCCTTCCTGTTCTTGAACTCTGCTCTGTGCTTGTCAATAAACTTAGATGCTTCTTCAATGAAAGTTTTTTCATTGTCATCATTATAATCAGAGAACTCTTTAGGAAATCCCTTCTTAAGATTTACTTTAGCTAGAGTAAAGTCCCAGGTTTTCCTGGCAAATGCTGCTTCTTGACCACATAAATCAAAGAGAATATCTTTTAACTCCAGCTCACTGTCTTTAGGTGGGGAGGCATCAGAAACCCTCGTTGGTTCTTTCGGTTCAGCTACCATCTCACTAGCTATATCTTCCATCTTCTTTAATTCTTCTTCAGATAATTTAGGTGGTGGTTTACTTTCAACTTCAACTACCTTCTTCATCTCTTCTTGTGTAGGTCTAGGCTTCTTGTTACCCTGGTACTTCCAGTTAGCTAGTGCTCTACCTATTGCACTGGACTCACAGTTCTCAAGCCATGCTTCTTTATTAGCAAACCCTCCAAGACCTTTAGTCTCCTGGGCTAGTCCACTTGATACTGGTGTTGTGTCATCCTTATCAAGGTATAGTTCTGCCTTGACTATGACCATGGTCCCATCATCTGAACTGCTAACCACATCTGTATTGATTCTCCCATTAGGATTATCCTTCCAGAATTTTTTTAATCTATCTTCTACTAACTCATAGTTATCTAAGTTAAACTTAGCCATTACTTACCACCATTCCATTTTCTTTTTCTTTAAGAGATTCAATTAGTCTTTGACCTCCAGGCATTATTTTAAATCCTTCAACAGATTCCTTTATGTCAGCATTCATCTCATCTCTATTATCATTATGTATATAACTTGGGTCAAGCTTAGAATCCTGTGCATAAGGCTGATGCACACCTCTTTTTCTTTTTACTTTGTTATAAATCAGAGTAAGTGCATCTAAACTTCCTCCATGAAACATACCCTCCTCATATAATTTCCACATGATTTCTTTATATACTACTAAATCAGCTCTAGTCTTTATCTGCATTGTTTACCTTCCTTACTTGCTATTGTGTAGGCATGTTTGCGAGAGACTCCAGCTGCCTTAGCTATTGTCTCAACAGTCATGCCTGTATCTTCTCTACTATTAAATAAATGTCCAACCATATTGTTACGTAACTTAGTGTCATCTTTAATACGCTTGGATATTTCCTTTAATTCTTTATACATCATCTCTTCTAAACTTGGTAGATTCATAACTCATATACCTCTATTAAACATTCAGTACAGTACATACTCTTTTCATTCTTATTGAGTGTACTTCCACACTCAACACAAACTCTGGTCCTTTTATTCTGACTGACTTTAAATTCTTTTAATGTTGCTTTGACATCTAACTCTGGGCTACCCATATCAGACATCAAACTATTCAAGTGTTTATTTTTCCACTTAGATTTTCTCTTTGGCATTACCTTCCTTCCTATTCTATTGTTACTAAGAGACAGATTCTTCTAGCTTGACTTGCGGAACTCTGAATAGCTTACACATTTGATTCATACATAGTTGCTTCGCATTAACTATGTGTAGTATTCTTCCGCAGTACATGCACATCCAAGTCTGTTGCAATGTTACCTCCTGGTACACTTATTAGTAACCATTATATACAACTAATATATTATTTGTATAAGTTTCTTTGTTGTTTTTTTGCGTGTCTTAATTCTCTCCACTGTCCATACATTGCATATAGACCTATGAGTACAGTACCCATAAGGACAGAGAACCCTGTTAGTATAATGAATCCTTGTACACTACACATTTATAACTCTCCAATCTGTATTCTGTTATCTACTTCTGGGTCATACTCACCAGGAGTACGAACCAATTTATATTTAGCTGTCTTGCCATGAGATGCTATGTTATCTATTACCCATCCTTCTTGCCTTAGCTGGTGAATGTGTGAAGATATCCTTGGTATTCCAAACGTGTAAACAAATTCATTTGAACTAACTGTCGGCTCATCCATTGCCCTTGCTTGTTGCAATGCCCACTCAACTTTAGCTCTCTGACTTTTAAACATTGGTATGGGTACCTTATCTTTAAAGTATGCTGCATCCATTACTTACCTTCCTGTACTATTTCTAATGCAGGTGATACGTTCTTTGTCTTTGCAGTTAAAGCACTACCTTTTTTCTTGCTTTTTAATTTTCTTCTTTGCTTCCTATTTAACTTCATTCCTTACCTTCCTTGTCTGTTTCCCTTATCGCAATTACATCAAGTTTATTTTTTTTATTAAGAATTTTTTTAACTTGATTTATAATTTGTTGGTTAACAACATAATATTCTTCACCATTATTATCACTAACAATAATTTTATTTACCTTTGATATATATTTCATTTTTAATGTCCCCATCCTGCAGCTGTCTCGTGTACTGGATGACCATTCCATAACATAGCATGACTAAAGCTGTACGTTCTTATATATCCATCATCAGAATCATACCCACCTTGTGGCACCTTGGTTTTCTCTTCACCTATTACCGCATCTGGAACTGGTACCACGCTAACTGCACCTTTGGTTCTTGATACTATCTTGCTACCAATCTTGACTATCTTGATTGATGCTTTTAATTTCTTAGTAACTAAATAGAAATCTACGTTGGTCTGGTCATAACCCCAGCTATCAACAAAGATGTCTCCAACTTTAATTGATTCAAAGAACTCTGCCTTGTTCTTCTCCTTCTTTAATTTCTGTTCAGCTTTGTATTCGTTAGCCATCTCTACCTTGCAGAAGTAATCAGAAATATATTTATCCATTTGTTTTTTATCTCTGAATCTATAATTCCAATCTGGTTTATTTCTCTTACCACTCCAGGCAATAGCAACCAGTTTTGTTTTATTAACCAGGACCAGGACCTCATCCTCTGGTATCTTGGTTAATGTTTGCTCTACCTTTTCGTAGTCCTCTTGTCCTACCATATATTCTCTAGTCTTTAGCATTATCCTCCTCCTCGTACTTAGCAAGTTTCTTTTGAAACTCTTGATACTTTTTTATATCTTCGGCAATATGTTTCATAAAATCTTCTGGAGTTGTTGTAACTTCCTTGCCTGTTTCCATATCTAATATTTTCATTTACTTACCTTCCTTATCTAGTTGTTCAAGAATCTCTAACTTTTGTCTGACCATTCTTTTTGCAGAGTTCAACCTTATCTCTGCATCTTGCACTTTTTTAAATGCTTTTAACTCTGCCTCAAGTGCATGTTTCACTGCTATTTTTGCAGAATAAATATTGATTGGACTAACTTCTTCCATTACTTAAGCTCCTCTTTATATTTCATAGTGTCTGCACCTGCACCAGTTATTTGGTACACATCTCGCTTAACTTCATTGCCGAATATATCTACCCAAACAATTTCTTTTTCTTCCATTTCTTTACCTTCCTTTTTTACCATCACTTATTAGACTCAACCTTCTCCAATTTGGTTACATGTTTTTTATTTTTTTTATTGTGTTCATGTTGTGTTGGGCAGAATGTTGGAATGAAATACTCTTGCATGTATTCCTTATAGCTACTGAATCCAGGGAATTTCTTAGCAAACTCTTCATCTTTACTCGCTAAGCTCCACTGTTCCTTAGCTAAATCAAATGGTGTGTGTACCATATGTTCAAAGGTTATCTTGTTTAATTCTTTCAGAGTGTATTCCTTCCAAACATATTTACCTTCGGTTAGCAAGAATGTTTTCTCTACGTACTCATCAAGCGGCATCCCATCAACAACACCATCAACAGAACCATCAATATATTTTGCACTGATTGAACTATCGTAAACAGTTTTGGTTTTCTTATTCAATAAGAATGCGTGTCCTCCATAGTGTTCACCACCTTCAAAGATATCTCTTAAAGCATGGACCACAATCCAGTCATGGTTTGGGTCATGGTCTTTAGTAAAAAACTTGCTGCTGTTTATAGCCTTGAACGCAGCAGGATAACAATCACCAGCTCCCATTACTCTCCTTCCTTTTTAATACTCTGTATCTTGAATGAATCCAACTTTATTTCCATTCAGGTCATACAGATTTATATAATCTTTTGTTTTAATTTCTGGTACATACTTTGTTAATATTCTTTGAACTTCAAAGATTCTATCATTACCAAACGCTTCATTATCTGTTTCTATTTCTATATTAATTATCATTACTCACCTTCCTTTTCTTCTTCCAATGTGTCCCAGTAAGCATCTAATTCTTTTTGTTCCTCTCGGTCCTCAAGTCTTAGCTTTTTATATAGCAACCACTCACCAAAAGTTCTTGTATCTCCATTTGGTTTTGTGCCTTCTGGCATTCCACAAGCTACCAACAAGTTATATTCTTGACTCGCTATTGTCTTTTTAACTACTTGCTTATACATTATTCACCTTCCTTTATTAATTTATATCCCTTGTTTTCTAGCTCATCCATTGCAACCAGCATAATTAGCCCTGCATAAGTAAAGCTGGAATATTCATCCCCTGCTTTAGGTGTCCCTGCTTTAGCTGCTTTGTCTCCAGCTGCTGCATACTTTGCTATGTCTCCTATTTTCCATGGTGTCCTAGCCATTTTATTATCTACCTTCCTTTTGCTTTCCATATTCATTAGACTACGCACCAAGTCAAAAGGTTACATAGTTTATGAAATTTTATTCTCTTATATCCCTGGACTATTTTTGTATCTATGGATTCTTGGGACTTCAAAAATTCTATTGTCGCATGGGTCCCTTTATAGGCTCGGACTACTTCCATAAGCTTCATACTTCTTTTGCTTTTACGATTCCTAATAGCAACATTCAAAACGCAATTAAGGATATCATTTTCAACAATTATGAATTTAACTTCAAGCCCTGCAGCTTCAGCCATTGAAATTCTTTTGAGTACCTTGGTTAAATCCTTGCCGCGGTTATCAAATATGACCGACTCGCAATTATATCTATCCTTAAATCCTTCAGCATCTGCAAAATAGGACCCTAATAAATTGGCTGCTAATTGAGAAGCTTCAGGGTGCAGATTTGCATTGGTCTCTTTATCCAATGGCATCTGCTTATTTAGTTGTAACTTAATTGAATCTGGGTCAATAATAAAAGCATTCATATCTTTAGCCGCTTGATTACAGTGCCTAGATTTACCAGACCCAGAGGCTCCAATCATCATTGTTATAGTGTTTTTGTTTTCCATGTAGATTAGACCGCATCACGTGTAAAAAGGTTACAAGGTTTTTATTATTTTTTTATTAGGTTGTATCTATCAATCCTTTGTATTGAATGCCATGCCATCCGCATTCAAAAACAAAATAGGGTGATTTTTAGCAGGTATATTTTAAAGTAGTGAAACAAGGCTTTAAATCTATAAAGCCAGTAAATAAAGGGTCATCAACGCAACATAATGTTAGTTATACGACAAACAATGGGAATGCTAATTTGGGTGGGGGGTATTCGTATTCGTAACACTAGAGTTATTTAATGCCAATTTAATACTATATATAGTGGTACTACATATTGGGGTACTATATCTAGTGTATTGTTATAGTCTTTGTAGATAAAGTACACAAATTAAGACTACTATCACAGTAGTACTGGTTATCGTTTACTTGCTTTAAAGTGTTCTTACACTCTTTACATTTCTTCAATAAAGTAATTCTAGTAGAAAAGAAAATACAGGAGAATACTTCTCACCCTGTGTCATCCCTCCCAAACCGATAACAAATCTATTTATGACTTATTTTATATTATGAAGTAATAGGCTTTAACCCTAGTTAACATGGTCCAGCTAATCCACTTCCTCTTACTGTTTAATCAGATACCCTCTTCTTAAAGCTGGAAAGATATCTTAATTGTGTGTGATAACTTTATCATAGGGGAAAGACAAAAACAAGTTTATGACTTTACAGAAAAAAAATTTTTTTACTCCAGGTAAAACTACAAACTTTTCCCCTATATAGATAGTATGATGGAAAACTTTAGATTTGAAATAATAGAACCAAGAGAGCCAAGTGTAGAGTATCTTAGAGAAGTTATTAGAGAATGTGATGAAAAAGAGGAATGGTATTTTTCATTAGATATAACTGAAAGAGAAGATGTTAAAGAAGAACACGAAATGTGGTTAAGAAGTAAATTAATTAAACTTGTCATTTGTAATAGGCTTTTAGATGAAAAAGAAAACCAATAATTACTCCAGGGGGGATTGCTTCGTAGAGTCAGGGTGCCTTCCTTTGATTCTAGGAAAGGTCTTTGGCTTATGATTATTACAATATTTGTATTTGTTATACTGAGATAGAATAGTAGTACAAGCAGAATTGATGCAGGTTCTATCTTTTTGAAACTGTTTATTCTTTTTTGAATTGGGGTATTTGGAACCCTGTATATATTCTGCCATACTGAATTATAGGAGGAGAAAATGCCAGGAAAGAAGTATTCATATAAAAAAGGTATGAAGAAAAATAAGCCTAGAAGAAGGAAGTAGTGGCTAATCTTAAAAATCTAACTTGTCCGCATTGCGGAGATAAGTTTAAACAAGCTCATGGTAGGCAGAAGTATTGTAATTTAAAATGTACTAAAGCTGCCAATGTTCGTTCCAGGAATAAAACAACCCAGGAAGAAAAGAAACTAACTATCACCTCAAGCAATAGAGCTAATCGTGGAGAGTACTTTGATACCTTTGTAGAAGAGTATGCTGAAGAAGTTTTAGATGGAATCTTAACACAGAAGTTTGTAGCTGAAGATATGGGTATAGATGCCAGTGTTGTTGCCAGGATGTTATTGGCATATAAAGAAGATAAAGCCCTGGGCAAAGCTAGAGAAGATTGGAGTGTTCCAGAAGAAGCTAAAGAATCTTTAAAATCATTTGAAAGTTTTAGAAATAGATACTTTGTAACAGAGACAGGGAAGCCTTACGAAACAGCTAAGTTCCACAAGGACTGGATTAAAAATATTTTGAAAGCTATTGATAAAGGAGAGCAGCTTATGATTCTCTCTCCACCACGACATGGCAAAACTGACCTACTTACTCACTTCGCTGTATGGCATATTTGTAAGAATCCAAACATAAGGGTTATGTGGGTAGGTGGTAATGAAGATATATCTAAGAATGCTGTAGGTGCGGTTCTTGACCATTTAGAAAATAATGAAAAACTAATAGAAGATTTTTGTGGACCAGGAGAAACTTTTAAACCAAAGAGTAGAACTGGTAAGACCTGGAGTTCAGGACAGTTTACAGTTAAGACCAGGACAGTTACTGGTATTAAATCTCCAACTATGGTAGCTGTAGGTAAAGGTGGAAAGATTCTTTCAAGAGACTGCGATTTAATTATTGCTGATGACATTGAGGACCACTCAACTACAATTCAACCAAGTTCCAGGGAGCAGACAAAGAGATGGTGGACAACAACTCTATCTTCCAGGAAAGAGGAACATACAGCTATTGTTGTTATTGGTTCCAGGCAACATCCTGATGATTTATATAATTCATTAATTGATAACCCAGAATGGAAGAAGATAATTGATTCAGCTCATAGTTTAGATATACCTATTGATTCTGGTAAACCTAAGGACCACAAGAAACACATGTTATGGTCAAGTAAGAGAAGTTATAACTGGTTAATGGCACAGAGAAGAAATGCAGAAACAACTGGTGGTCTAGCTATTTTTGAAATGGTGTATTTAAACCGACCATTCTCTGAAGGTTTACAAATGTTTAAAGTAGAAGCATTAGATGATGCCAGGGATTATGAAAGGTCTATTGGACACGTACCAGCTGGTACAAGATTAATTGCTGGACTTGACCCAGCTTCAACTGGTTATCAGGCTGCATTCTTATGGGCATATCATGTAGAAGAAGGTAAGTTGTACATGGTAGATATTGAAAACTCTAAAGGTGGTGGAATACCACAAGCATTTAAAACAATTAAAGAATGGTATGCAAAGTATGGATTAGCTCATTGGATTATTGAAGAGAATGGATTTCAACGTGCTATTAGACAAGATAGAGAATTAAAAGAATGGACATCTGCTAGAGGAATACATTTAGAAGGTCATCAGACTCAAACAAACAAATTTGACCCATACTTCGGTGTTGGTGCAATGAGTGAGTTGTTTGAGAAGGGATTGGTAAATTTGCCTTATGGTAGTGCAGATTCACAAAACAAGAGTAATATATATCGTAGGCAGCTTTTGTATTTTTCAAATGCTGCTAATAAAGCAAGTAGCAGAGGATATAAGTCGGATATAGTTATGGCAAGTTGGTTTCCAATAAAGATTGTAAGAAGATTACAAAAAGAGTTTATTGCTGAAATGGGTTATGAATATACTCCTGCTTTTAAAGGTTTTGATGTCTCTGATATGAATAAGGCACCATGGTAATAAAATGAATGCAAGTGAATTACAAGATAGGATAACGCAGTTACATTACGATAACCAAGATGCCTATGCAACAAGAGGTCGTATTCGTTCCATAATGAATGGTGGACCAAATGGAATACTTGCTTTACTCGGAGACCAGATAAAAGGATTTCAGGATTGGCAAGTTCCAATGCCTAACCTTATGTCATCAGGATTAGAACACCTGGCACAGAAAATAGGTCGTATTCCTAACCTCAAGATAGATGTTCCTAATGATAAAGATTCAGAAAGAGCCAGGAGACAAGCTGAAAAAATAGGGAGAATAATAACCGCTTATGATGAAGTACAAGGACTTGAAAAACAAATGCCACAAGTTGGTAGATGGTTACCTGGTTATGGATTTGCTGTATGGGTCATACGTGAAAGAAAAGATGCTAATGGGAACCCCTACCCAATAGCTGAACTACGAGACCCATACAACTGTTTCCCTGGATATTTTGGTGCAGACCAACAACCAAAAGATTTATCTATAGTTCGTAGAGTTCCTAAATATGCACTAGCTCAAGTTTATCCAGATTATAAAGAACAGATTTATGCAAAGGATATGGGTACTGGATTATCTATTGGTAGTGGTTCAGCTTCACCTTATACAGATTCTTATTCAGGTTCATGGGCTAATTCAAATGGTCAAGGGGATTTAATATCAGAATATTACTGTGAAGAAGGAACTTATATATTCCATATGTCATCAGGTACAGTATTTGATTTTATTCCTAATCCGCTGAAGAGTGGTCCTGCTTTCGTTGTAGCAAAGAAGTTTTCTTTTGACCAGCTACAAGGACAGTATGACCAAATAATCGGATTAATGGCAGCTATGGCAAAGATTAATGTTATGAGCATTATTGCTATGGAAGATGCAGTATTCACTGAAACAAACATAACTGGTGAATTAGAATCAGGTCAATACAAAAAAGGAAGATTTGCAGTTAATTACCTTGCTCCAGGAAGCACAGTATCAAAACCTGCATCAAACATTCCTTATCAATTATTTCAATCTATAGACAGAGTAGAGAGACAACTTAGAGTTGGAGCAGCTTATCCTGCTACAGATGATTCACAATCTCCTGTATCTTTTGCTACTGGTAGAGGTTTAGAAGAACTAGGTGCATCTATGTCATTGATGATTAGAGAATATCATACAATTATGGCTGATGCTATAGAACAGACAGATGCTAAAAGACTTGAGTGGGATGAGATGATGTACCCAGGTAAGAAAAAACATTTATCTGGATATAGAGATAATAAATTCTTTTCAGAAACTTATGAACCTCTTAAAGATATTTCAAGTAATTATAAGACTAGAAGAGTCTATGGTGCTATGGCTGGTTATGATGAGCCACAGAAGATAGTTACAGGTTTACAGTTGAAAGCTGCTGGTATTATTGATACCCAAACTCTACAAGAGAACCTTGATGGTTTAGATAACATTGTTAGAGTTAATGAACGAATAACAAAAGAAAAAGCAGATACAGTTTTATTTGATACTTTGATGGCACAAGCTAATCAGGGAGACCAGAAGGCTGTAATGGCATTAGTACAAATAAGAAAGAATCCTGCTGATATGCAGAACGTTTTAGATAAATTTTTTACAGCAGAGGAACCAGAAATACCTGAAGAAGAAGCAGCATTAATTGAGGGTATGGGTCCTGCCACCACAGGACCTACACCTTCTATTCAACAAGCGTTAGGTATGGTGCAATAATGCCTAATAATATAAATGAAAAATTTGCAGATATTGTTAATAACTCATTATGGGATGTAGATGAAAATGGTGATGATATATTGCTTGAAGCTAATTTATTTGAACCTAAGATATTTACAGACCAATTACCACCAATGGTATTCCCATTTGGTTATATGATTATTAGTTCAACATTTGCTTATTACGAAGATGAGGATGAAGATGGCAACGAGAATAACTAAAAGAAATGCAGCTGTTAAGCCGCCAACAAATAACTATATAGACCAATCAAGATTTGCCTATGGCGAACAACAGGAATTAAAAAATTTAAACAATGAAGTTAAAGATTTAGAACTGACTGGAGGACCAACGCCAGGAGCAGCAGCTCCACCTCCAGGACAACAAGGAGTAGATGTATTTAGAGGTACAGACCAACCACTTAGACCAGTAGAAGATGGATTAGCATTTGGTCCAGGAGTTGGACCGCAAGAATCTGCTATGGAATCAACAGAGCAGTTGATTAAACAGTTTTATGATTTAACTGGGGACCCATTACTAGCGAATATATTAAAAGGTTAGTATGTCATACAGTACCTTTGATGCTGCTGATTTTGTAGATGACTCTGCTACACAAAGAGCTATAGCTAAATCTAAAGCTCCTTCACAAGTTACACAAGATATGGCTAATAGAGCTTCAGCTATTGTTAAAAAATATCCAACAATAAGTAAAGGTTCTTTAGTTGGTGCAGTTAAATTAGGTATCAGTGATGAGGACCCAAGACTTAGACAGATAGTATTACAAGAATCTATAGCAAAAGAGAGAGAAGGATATGGTGCTTTAAAATCTGCTATCGGTGATAAAGCTAAAAGTATGAGTAGAGGATTATTCTTAGGATTCCAAAACTTATGGGAAGCTGGAGCTGCAAGAGGTGTACGTTATTTAGAAGGCAGACAACAAGGCATGTCTCATAAAGAAGCTAAAGGTAAATCTAAATCTTCTTTATTAGATATGAAAGCACAAGCAGAAGCTGAAGGAAGAGAAGTTGATTTAGGAACTGGATGGTTCTTAGGTAGTACTGACCCAACACAAACAGATGAATATAAAAACTTAGTTCAATCTGGAGTGGACCCAGTAGAAGCAAGAGAGTTTGTTTTAGATAATGTTTTAGGTGTACAGATTTATGAAGAACAAAGAAAGAAAGCAGAGACAGCAATACAGTTTACTGGTGAAAGAGCAGAGAGATTTGAAGAAGCTGGGTTAAACCCAACAGTTACTATTGGTCGTTGGTTATTTAAACCACTTGATGACATTATAGAACCAGGAACAACAGCATATAAAAATATAACTGGAACATTAGATATACTTGCACAAGTATTCTTAGACCCTGTTGGTATGGCAGCTTTAGGAGTAGGTAAAGCAAGAGCTGGTGCAAAAACATTTACTGAATTAGAAAATTTAAGTACAATGGGTAAATTATTTGAGAACACTGGATTACTCCAGGGAGCAAGAAAATCTATCTTTGGTCCAACAACTAAAGAGTTTTTATCTGGTAAAGCTGGTTTAAAGTTTAAAAAGTTTCTATGGGAGACTGATACAACAGATATAATTGCAGCATCTAAAAATAATATTGATGACTTAGATTTTTATGTAAGACTAGATGATTTTAAAGCTGCACATAAAGGTAAATCTTTTGATGCTATAGATAAGAAACTTACTGATGAATTAATTACTGACCACTTTCTAGTTCAAGCTACTAAAAATAATTTACCTACAGTAAATAGAAAAGGTAACAGATTGACTGGTATGTTAGAGAAATCTTATGGGACAAGAATTGTTACTGAAAATAAAAATGATAGCTTAGTTCAGTTAAATAGATACATTAGATTAGCTACAAGTTCTTTAGATGATACAAAGAAACTTACTGAAAGAAATAAATTTATGAAAGAAGCTATGAAAGCATTAAATTCTAAAGATGCACCTTCTGATGTAGCAAGATTGATTGGGAAACATTTAGGAGGAAAAGATGGATTTAGAAAACAAGTTATCAAAAAATTAGGAGGAGAAGATAATTTAACTAAGTGGCAAAAATCATTAGTAGATGAAGGTTTAAAAGTTCAGGCTGGATTTATTAGTGGTGCAAAAAAAATTAGATTAGATGTTAGAAGTTATGCAATAGAAACTGGTGGTACAGATATACCTATTACTGGTGTATTAAATAAATTACAAAAAGGTAAGTTAGATGGGGTAGAGAATCTTATGGACCCATTAGTTGTAACACAGTTAGCGGATGAAATATTTTTACCTAATCCAACTAAGTTATTACGTGCAGCAAAAGCATTAGATGATGACTTAGGAAGAATAGGAACAAAGCTATTAGCTTCTGATAATGTTGATTCAGTAAGAAGATTTATGGATTGGTATTATGGTTCTTTATTTAAACCATTAGTTTTGTTAAGACCAGCATGGACAGTAAGGGTTATAGCTGAAGAACAATTAAGAATGGTTACTTCAGGTGTAACTAATGTTATATCTCATCCAGGAGAACTTATAGCAAGAATGATTGGTAAACCAAAAGAATCAAGTAAAAATCTTATAGGTTCTTTTGAAGATAACGCACAGTTTATTGATGGTACTTTAAATGGAATGAATCCTGGTGCAATAAGAAGAGGTACATCAACAGGAGAATGGACAACAATTTCTAAACATGAGAATAGTAAAGCATGGGGTGAAAATGCTTTTAGAAACTTTATGCAACATAAGTTTGACCCTTTGTCCAGGAGACTTGCACAGATACAGTTAGAACCTTCTGCAGCTAAAAGAACTAGAGAATTAAATAAATTAATTAAAGAAGTACAGACAACTGGTAATTCTTTAAATAAACATATTAGAAAAGTAACAGGAGCAAAAGGTCATGCTTTTAATGGAGCTGGTTTAAGTAGCAAACCTGGTGCAGCAAAAGCAGAAGAGTTTGTATATTATGTCAATGCAGCAGTAGCACAAGTTACTGGAGGTATTGTAGAGACAGGTGCAGCTAAGGGTAGTCAATATGGAAAAATGAGAAAAGCTAAAAACTGGATAGATGAAAATGGTAAAGAAGATTTATTAAAAGCACTAGGTGATGAAACTATGTCTGCAGATGAACTTGTAGGTTTAGAAAAAATAGACATGAAAAAGTATTGGGGTGGAAAATTAACAACGCAAGAATACGATTCTATATCTACACAGTTAATGAAGAACCAGGAAAACCTTAAAAAAAGTTTTATTAAAAAATATAAAAAGTTATTACCAGAAAATGTACGTGGTGAATTAAAGACTGGTGCAGCTAAAAGAACAGGATGGTTAGATGACTTTACTGATGATATGTTTAAGTTACTTATGACTGTCCCTACTAAAAATTTATCAAGAGCACCAACTTTTAAATATCATTACTGGGATAAAGTAGGAGACTTTGCACAACATGCTAACAAAACAACACTAAATAAAATGATTAAACAAGCTAAAGAAGCTGGTTTAGAGACAGGTACAAGGCATGAAAAAAAGATATTAAAAAAATTAGAAAGCTATAAAGGTGTAGATGGTGGTATTAATAAAGTAGAGATAGTAGATAAGATGGCTTCATCACATGCTTTAACTGAAACTAAAAAATTATTATATGATGTAACAACAAGAAGTAGGATAGGAAATGCTACAAGAGGAATATTCCCATTCGGAGAAGCATACGTAGAAATCTTTACTACTTGGGCAAGATTAATAAGAACAGAACAATTAAGACCACTTAGAAGAGCACAACAAGTAGTACAAGCTGCAAGAAAACCCAATCCTGTGTTTGATGAAGAAGGGCAACAAGGATTCTTTTATAAAGACCCAAACACTGGAGAAGAATTATATGGTTATCAAGGAGAAGGTTTAATAAACAAATGGATGTTTAAAGATTTAAACGAAGGTGGGGTAGGTGTTAATTTACCAGTCTTTGCTAGTTCTTTAAACATAGCAGGTAATTTAATACCTGGTTTCGGTCCAACTGTTACTGTTCCAATGGCATTAATAAATCAAAAGTTTAATTTACTAAGACCTGGTAAATGGGAAGAGACATTATTATTTGGAGACTTTGCACCACCAAGAACAGGTAGTGCAACAGAAATATTAGGTTCACTTGTACCAGAACCATCATGGTTTAAAAAATTTAGAACAGCATTTGGTTGGGGTGGAGATGAAACAAAACGTTTATTCTCTAACACAATGATTGATGTCTATAAAGCTATGTTGTATGCAGGTATTGCAGATGATAGTACACCAGAAGGAGCAAGTGCTGCAATGGAGTTAGCTGGAGATTATGCAAGAAATATATTTTTAATAAGAAGTATGTCTCAATTTATAGGACCATCTGGTGCAGTAAGTCCTAAGTATGAAATATCAGATAAGACAGGGAATGTATTTTTATTTGAAACATTAGCTGAAGAATACAGATTAATAAAAAATTCTTCTCCTAATGATTATGAAGCAATGAAAACATTTACAGATAGATTTGGATTCAATCCAATAGCTCTGACTACAAGTAGAACAGATACTATAAAGAAGAGACCTGTTACTGAAGATGGAGCTAGATGGGCTAGGAATAATAAAGAACTTGTAGATAAGTATGATTTAACATACGCATATTTAATTGATGATACTGATTCAGAATTTAGATATGAATTATATTGGCAACAGCTTATAGATAAAGATAGAGTTCCTAGAACTCCTGAACAATGGCAACAAGCTAAAAATATTCTTCTAGGCAATATGGAGTATGAAGAGTTTATTCGTAAGAATGGTTTATTAACAAGAGGAGATAGAGTATCTAATCAAGCTAAGTTAAATAAGAAAGCAGAGTTAGTAGGTAAATATCCTGGATATGGAAGAAGTATAGATTACTCAATGCAGAAACCAGAGATGGATGATTTAATAGATGAACTCTATACCTGGTTTGACCCAGTTACATATCAATTAGAAAGAGATTTAGTTACTAACCCAGCTGCACAAGCATTAGTAGAATATGCTAAGACTAGAGATAGTATAATAGCTACTACTAAACGATTAGACCCAACCTATACTGATACTTCCTTTAGAAGAGCTAGTAAATTAGCTCCATTTAGAAACTTGTTAAGAGATAAATTAAAAGCTATATTGGTAAGATATCCAGAGTTTGCTCCTATGGCTAGAGAAATATTTGAAAGAGAGCTACGAGAAGCGGATGAAGATATAGAATTAGTACAGGGATTATATGACAGTTGATGAATTTTTACAGAGAATAGAAAGTATTATCTTATCTATTAATGAGGACCCAATGTTGGGTACCAATAAATTAGGCATAACAACAGAACAACGTATTGATATATTATCTGCTGTAAATATAGATGATGCTTCAAAGTATTTAGTATCTTATGGTATTCCAGAATACGTAATAGATTTTGCAATATCAGGTGAAGATATATCAGCATTAACAGGTGATGATGTAGCAATAGCTGCAGCTACTCAACAATGGGGTATGTTCGGACAACAGAATATGAACATTGGTGTACCAGGTGATTACACACCACCAAGAGAAGGTGCAACAGATTTTTATACAGAATCTGATTTAGTTAATTTATTTGGTGGATTAGCTCCAGAAGAGATAGCTTCAATACAGGCAGATTTAATTAATGGTGGATTACTTAGTGTAGGTGATGGGTTTATTCCTGGAGAATGGGATGCAGTAACTCAAGGTAAGTTTACTCCAGTATTAGCAAGAGCTAATAGAGGTGGAGTAACAGAGTTAGAAAAGCAAAATGGTTCTGCATGGAGAACAGCTTTAAAAGAATATGTTGCTAATCCAGTACCAGATATACCAGAAGAAGATGTTTACCTTCCACAAGACCCAGCAACTATTGCACAAAAGGTTAAATACTTATATGCTTCAGAATTAAATAGAGACCCTACAGCTGCAGAGCTTAAGATGTTATCTAATACAATGTATAAAGAAGCAGAAGCAAGACATTCACAAGATGCTCAATTAGCTGAAGCTGCACAGCAAGACCCAACAATGACAGGGGAAGATATTATGGGTGGTGATTATGGTAACTATGCAGTGGATAATGTACAACAAACTATAGAAGAAGAAGGATTTACACAAATAGATGCAGAGAGTAGAATGAGAGAGAAGTTTGATGCTATCACAACAAGAGAACAAGATAGGTTAGGAGAAAACTACAGTGCAAGGAATACTAGGTCTGTTATTCTCAATAGTATCGCTAATAGACCCACATAGTTATATGAGTCAGCAAGAATTAATTTCGTTTATGGAAGCTATAAAACAGCAAGAGAATGCTGGTGGCAACTATACCCTTAAACATAAACCAACAACTATTTTAGATTTTTATGGTAATCCTTTAGAAGTCCAGGCATTAGGTGCTTATGGAATACTAGATGTTAATTGGGATAAATGGGCAAAACAAGCTGGGTATAAAGGTGCTGACTGGAAGATACCAGAGATGCAAGACATTGTTGCTGCATACAAGATGACAGAATATTTTAATAAGTATGGAACCTGGGACTTGGTAGCAGTTGCCTGGTATGGTGGTCCTGGTAAAGCAAACAAAGCTGCTGCAGAAGGTATAGATTCTGTAGGGGACATAGGTAACATAGAAGGATTTGGTCCAAATATAAGAGATTATGTTAATAGTGTTATGGAAACTTATGCAGAAAATTTAGAGAGAGAACCTGAAAATGAAGATGTATCTAGTTATCTACAACAACAAGAACAAGTAGTTGCATCTAAGCCAAGACTTGATGTTCAAGATGGTGGAATGGTTCCAACTGTGGACCCTATGCAGAAACAAGCAGCTTCTTTAATATCAGCTTTAGTTCCTAAAAGAAATATGCAATCAGATTTTGAATCACAAGTTCCATCACAAGCAGGTAGCTTTGAAGGAACACAGATTAAAACTGAAATTGTTAGAGATGAATCTGATGAGTTCACTATAGAAGATATCATGGGAGTAATAGAAGAATGA